AAGAAATTTCTTGATTGGGTACTCTCATTTGATAAAAATGATCACACTAAGCGAGTAAAAGATAATATGAAACCATTCGAGATATTATTCTTTGATGTTGGTGCAGAGATTTTAAAGAACATTAGTGGTTATTTAGCAGCATCACCAGAAAAAGCAGTACAAAAGATAAGAAAAGATGTAATTAATGCAATAAAGACAGTAAAAAGTGGTGGAGATATTAAAAAAATAGAAACTTTAAAACATCAGTTGGATAAATTGAATAAAATTGGTGGATTATCTGCAATTGTACCATCAGAAGGTATAGTTTTTAAATATAAAGGTAATACTTACAAATTTACTGGTGCTTTTGCTCCCGTAAATCAGATTGTAGGGTTATTGAACTTTTAGGAGTAAAGATATATGCCAACTATACAAGAAATAAAATTAGCATTGGGTAAAATGGATGAATCATCTGAGAATCCCTCAAGAGAAGTATTAAGTCTTAATGAAAACGTACAACCAAACCCATTTTCTGAAAAATTATTTGCTCCTGTTGAAAAATTAGAAAATGAGATACAATATAGAGATGAGATTATTGAAAATTTAAAGAAAGAGTCAATTAAGTTAAAGAATCAAGTTTCTAGAGTAGAAGAAGAGAAATCTACTATTTTAGAAGAGTTAGAAAAATCAAGATGGTTAGAAAGTAAAGCTATTTTAGCGACAAAAAAAGTATATGAAGATAAAGTTAAGTCAGTTATTAATGAAAATGTAGATTCAAAGATAATCCCTGTGTTAACAGCTGTTGCTAGAAGAAAACAAGGTAATCAAAAATTAAATTGGGGTAGTTGGTTAAAGATATCTGAGAATAGATATTTGTATGAAGTAAATGAAGATATAGCCAAAAAAATATTTGAAGATACCAATGCTTTAATACCTAATAAAAGAACACGAGGTGGAGGTGCTCCATCTAAATTTAATAATAATTACTCATTAACATTTACTGGTGATACAAATAGTTCAACCAGAAAAGGAGATTTGGTATCAACTGATTTTAATCCTGATGATTATAATCTTAATTTAGGATTTACTATATCTTATTGGGTTAGACCAGATGAAGTAGGTCAAGATATGTTTGCAATTGGAAGAAAAGCTCACAATAACGAAAGATTTACATTTGGTATTTCTAGAAGTTGGAAAGGATATTTTGGTGTTGGAGCAAATCAATCTGAAAGAAGTTGGGAACTAATGTTTGATACAGCAGGGATAGATAAATCTACACATTTAACACAGGATGGTGATTATTGGGTTTTAAAAACAGATGGTACTTGGTATCATTTTGCAGTAACATATGCAGACCGTTCAGATACATCATCTGCAGCACTTCGTAAAATATATATGAATGGTCAGCAAATATGGGGTACTGGAGTATCAGACCCAACATACGCTGGTAATATAAATTGGAGTCAGACAGGTACGGAAATGGATGGGGGTCTATCTTTTGGTATGCGTGCAGTAAGAGGTTCTGGAACAAACACTAATTATAATAACGGATGGGCGTGCGGTCTCGATGAAGTAGCTATTTTTGATGAAGAAAAAGATTCTGATTGGGTTTCAGCCACATATAATGGTGGAGTACCAAATAATTTAAAAGGTCAAAGTGGTCTTGTAGGATATTGGAGATTTGAAGAAGGCAGTGGAACTACTGTCGAAGATTTATCAGGAAATGGTAATCACGGAACATTAACTAATGATACATTAGGAGCTGATGGTGGAGCGGCTTGGGTTGATGCAACTGATACACCAACTTGGTCAACAGATATACCATAAATAAAGGAGTTATAATGGGATATAGTAGAGAGAATAAAAGACAAAATGAGGCATTACAATCTATTTTAGATGGTAATACACCAGAAAAACGAATTTTTGTTCCAGTTGAAGATTTAGAGTTCAAAGAAAAGATGAAGTTAGAGAGAGAAACTGAACAAGAGAAAATTAATGAAAAATTAGAAATAACTAAAGAAGCTCGTGTACCGTGGTTCTGTCCTGATTGTAAAAAAGTGATGAAAAGACGTTTAGATGATAGAATGTGGTATTTATACGGTCATTGTTTTGATTGTCAGATAAAAGTTGAAAATAAACTGAGAATAGAAGGTAAATTTAATAAATGGTCAGAACAAAAAGTAATTGCTAATAAATTATCTTGGATAAAAGAACAAAAAGAATCAATTAAAGAGTTTAAGAAACAAAAAACACCAACTTTTTATAACCAAGTTCATCCAGACGGATACACGATAGATGAAGAAAAATGGCAAATAGATACTAAAGAGATAAAAAAACAAGCAGATGAAGCGTTAGAATACCTACAAAAAATAGAAGATTCGTTAAAAGACTATATTTATACTTAGGGACAATATTAATTTTAATTATTTAGGAGAAAATAAATGGCAACAGTAACACAAGGTGACAGAGGTAGAACTGATATATCTAGTAGAGAGGCCCCAGCGTTCGGAAAAAGTAGAGGAAAATACAACAAAGTATTAAATTTTTCTGGAAGTTTGAATACAGATGGTAATTTGATACTTACTGGTTCTTACCAAGCGGCTCGTGCTTTTATTATTAGAGAGGCCGGTCGTAATACACAATTATTTGGAGTTGACGGTGGAATACTAGTAGCAGAATTCATGACTGGTTCAGCTGATATTATATTTGAAATAGGAATCGGAAGTGTATCTGGAAGTGGTAAGATAGACTTTCTATACTAGTATGGAACGAAATTCAAAAGGACAAATAAAAGATGTAATCAAACAGGAGTATATAAAATGTGCTTCTGATCCTGTTTATTTCATGAGAAAGTATTGTGTGATACAACACCCAATAAAGGGAAAAATACCTTTTCACTTATATGACTTTCAAGAAAAAACAATAGAAGATTTTGTACAACATCGCTTTAATATTATTTTAAAAGCTAGACAATTAGGTATTAGTACATTAACTGCTGGATATTCTTTATGGATGATGACCTTTCATCAAGATAAAAACATCTTGGTAATTGCTACTAAACAAGAAGTAGCAAAAAACTTGGTAACAAAGGTTCGTGTGATGCATGCAAACTTACCAAGTTGGTTAAAACAAAGATGTGTTGAGGATAATAAATTATCATTAAGATATAAAAATGGTTCTCAAGTAAAAGCAGTTGCGAGTGGTGAAGAAGCTGGTCGTTCAGAAGCATTATCTTTACTAGTACTTGATGAGGCTGCGTTTATTGAAAAAATTGATGGAATATGGGCTGCAGCTTCACAGACGTTATCAACTGGTGGTCAATGTTTAGCACTATCTACACCGAATGGTGTTGGAAATTGGTTTCACAAAACTTGGATGGATGCAGAAGACCATTTAAATGATTTTAATTTTATTAAACTTCATTGGACAGCACATCCAGATAGAGAACAAGAATGGAGAGAAGATCAAGATAAATTATTAGGTCCATCATTAGCAGCTCAAGAATGTGATTGTGATTTTATTACTTCAGGTCAATCTGTAGTTGATGGTGTTATTTTAGAAGAATATAGAGCTACTCAAGTTAAAGACCCAATTGAGAAGAGAGGTATTGACAGTAATGTTTGGATATGGGAACCACCTAATTATACAAAAGATTATATAGTATGTGCTGATGTCAGTCGTGGTGACGCAACAGATTATTCAGCGTTTCATATTTTAGATGTAGAGAGTTTAGAACAAGTAGCTGAGTATAAAGGTAGAATTTCAACAAGAGATTATGGTAACTTGTTAGTTAATATATCAATTGAATATAATGACGCATTACTAGTAATTGAGAATAATAACATTGGTTGGGCGGCAATACAACAAGTAATTGATAGAGAGTATCCCAATTTATTTTATATGAGTAAAGATTTAAGAATAGTAGATACACAAAGACATATTAATAATAAAATTAATAGAACAGAAAAACAACTGATACCAGGATTTACTTTGACACAAAAAACAAGACCATTAGTTGTAGCAAAGTTAGAAGAATTTTTTAGAGAGAAATTAGTAACTGTACATTCAAATAGATTAATTGATGAATTGTTTGTATTTATATATAACGGAAGTCGTGCCGAAGCTATGTCAGGATATAATGATGATTTAGTAATGTCTTACGCGATGGGATTATGGATAAGAGAAACGGCATTAAGATTGAGAACAGAAGGTGTTGAGTTACAAAAGAAAGCAATTAATAGTATAACATCAAACCAAGGTGTTTATACACCAACAGATAACCAAAATGATTCTTGGGTTATAGAAGTTAATAAACAAAAAGAATCATTAGAGTGGTTAATTAATTAAAGAGGTAAAAAATGGCTGATAAAAGTCTAAGATCAAGATTACAAAGATTATTTTCAACTAATGTAATAGTAAGAAATGTAGGTGGGAAACAATTAAGAGTTTCTGATACAAGTCGTACACAAGCGTTTACAAAACAGAATCTTGTTGATAGATATCAAAAAATATTTACTGGCGCTGGTTTAAGTGGTTATTCAGATTCACTATTAACTAAGTCAATGAGATTAAATCTTTTTAAAGATTATGAATCTATGGATAGTGACGCGATAGTATCTTCGGCACTTGATATTTACGCAGATGAATCAACAATGAAATCTGAATATGGAGATGTTTTAGAAATTAAAACTGATAATCACCAGATTAAAGAAATATTACATAATTTATTTTATGACATTGTTAATATAGAATTTAATTTATGGCCATGGATTCGTAATATGTGTAAGTATGGTGATTTTTTCTTACAGTTACAAATTGATGAGAAATATGGTATTACAAATGTAGTTCCGTTATCTGTTTATGACGTATCACGATTAGAAGGATTAGATCCAGAAAACCCAGAATACATAAAATATTTAATAGAATCTACAACAAGTGAACATAGATATAAACCTGAACGATCTGCTACAAGAACTGAATTAGAAAATTATGAAGTAGCACATTTTAGATTACTTTCTGATTCTAATTATTTACCATACGGTAAATCACAAATTGAAGGTGGTCGTAAGATTTGGAAACAATTAAGTCTTATGGAAGATGCTATGTTGATTCACAGAATTATGAGAGCTCCAGAAAAAAGAATATTCAAGTTAGATATCGGTAATATTCCACCAGCAGAAGTTGATAACTATATGCAACAAGTTATTAATAAAATGAAAAAGGCTCCAGTTGTTGATGATGACGGTGAATATAATTTGAAATATAATATGCAAAACATTACAGAAGATTTCTTTTTACCAGTTCGCGGTGGTGATAGTGGTACAAGTATAGATTCACTTCCAGGTTTGACTTATGAAGCAATAGAAGACATTGATTATCTTAAAAATAAACTTTTAGCTTCATTAAGAATACCGAAAGCGTTTCTTGGATACGATGAAGCAGTTGGTAGTAAAGCAACATTAGCAGCAGAAGATGTTAGATTTGCAAGAACTATTGAAAGAATTCAAAGAATCACTCTATCAGAATTAACTAAGATTGCTATTGTTCATTTATATGCACAAGGTTATCAAGATGCAGATTTAGTTAACTTTGAACTTGATTTAACAAACCCATCAACAATATATGAAGAAGAAAAAGTTGAGTTATGGAATAATAAAACTTCACTTGCATCTTCAATGTTACAAGATGGTTTAGTTTCTTCAGAATGGATTTATAAAAATATTTTTGGATTTACTGAAGAAGATATTAAGCATGAAGACGAAGCTATAGTATATGATTATAAACAAAAATTTAGAAGAGAACAGATTGAAACAGAAGGTAATGATCCTGCTGAGAGTGGAGAAGCGACTGGAACACCATCTGATTTAGCAATGGGTAGAACTGGTCATGAATTGAATGATTTAGGACCCGAAGGTGGTTCACCTGAAGGTGGTTGGGATGGTGCAGGTAGACCAAAAGAAGTTCCACATTACGGAAAAGATGGTAGTGCAAGAGGAAGAGATCCATTAGGTGCTCACGATAAACGAAAAGGTGGTAGTGGTTCACCTAAATATGGTAAAACACTAGCATTGGCACAATATGATTCGTTGAAAAAGTCAATGAATTTCGGTAAAAAAGATAAAGAAATCATAACAGAAGTATCAGAATTAGAAAAAGAGTATAAAGAAGAAGTAAGTTCATCAACTAAAGGTGTATCAAATGAATAATTATTATTTAACTTTATATTTATTTATGAGAAAGTATAATAGAAATTGGAGTAATTTACAATGGCTCGGAAATTAAAACATTCTAAAATAAAGAATACAGGTATTCTTTTTGAATTATTAACAAGACAAATCACAGCAGACGTATTAGCAGGTAAAAGTACTAAATCAGTTAAAATTGTTAAAAATTATTTTAATGAAAATACTGAACTCGGTAAAGAACTTCAATTATACCAGATTCTTTCAGAAAAACACTATGAATCTGAAAATAGAGCTAGTCATTTAATTGATGTTGTAGTTAAATCAAGACAGAAATTGAATAATTCCGTTTTAAGACGTGAAAAATATAATCTTATTAAAGAAATTAAAGAGAATTATAACGCAACAGATTTTTTTAACGGTCGTATATCAAATTATAGAGTGTTAGCTTCTATATATAATGTATTTCAATCTGAAACTTCTCAAGAAGAATTTAAACCAGATCATATTGTTAACTCTAAATTTACTGTTTTAGAACACATCACAAGTAAAAAAGTTAGTGATAGAGAAATAAAAGAAAGAGTATTAAACGAGTATTCTAAAAACGATAAAGATTTAAGATTACTCGCGTATCAAATTCTTGTAGACAAGTTTAATCAAAAATATAAAACATTAAATGAATCACAAAAAAACTTATTGAAAAGTTATATTAATAATGTAAGTAATACAAATTCTTTACGTGATTTTGTTGATGAAGAATCAATGAAGATTAAAAAAGAATTAAAAACTCATATACCTAAAGTTAAAGATGATATTACTAAGATAAAATTAAATGAAGCAGTTAATCAAATAGACAATTTAACAAAAGGTAAAGTAGTTAATGAGAAACAAGTTTTAACTTTAATGAGATATTATGAATTAGTTAAGGAGATTAATAATGTCCACAAAACTTGAAATTTTAAGAAAGTTTATTAGAGAAATAATTAAACAAGAATTAAAAGAAGCCTCTGTAACTGGTAATATTGATGGTGGAGAAGGTCCACCCAAAACACCAGCAGCGTTTCGTAAGAAAAAATCAAAAAGAATTAAAAAAGCTGGACACGAAGATGGTCATAAAGATCCAGCTATTTCTGGATATAGTAAAGTTAATGAAGGTAAATATCACGAGTATAGAAATGATGATACTATGACTCCAAAACAAAAAATTGGTCGTTCAATGAGAGAAGTTCGTGATGGATTAAATAGTTTAGAACAACTTGTTAAAATGAATGTTAAATTAAAAAATGAATTGAATGTCAATTCACAGTCATATTGGAAAAATACACATAAGGCTTTACATAAAATAAGTGAAAGGTTAGTTAAGTTAGCTAATAAAGTTGGTCAGTTACAGTAAAGTAATACCATGCCTTTCGATGAAAATAAAAAGTCTTACATGGACACTTTGTTCAGTATATCTACTTTGTTAAAAAGATGGCATACTGAAATACAAAAAAAAGAAGTGGATAAGAATTATATGATTAGACGACTCAATCAATGGATTGAGATGTTAGAGAGCCTTAAACAAGAAATTATGATGGGACGAGATAAATGAAACAACTTATAGTAGATTATTTGCCATTTGAAATAAAACCAGAACAAATTACTGAATCCATGAAAGAAAATAATGGAAAGTTAGTTGTTCGTGGTGTATTACAACGAGCTGAAGCAAAAAATCAAAACGGCAGAGTATATCCACGTGAAGTTTTAGTACGTGAAGCTAAAAAATATCACAAAGAATTTATTAAACAAAGTAGAGCTATGGGTGAACTTGATCATCCAGAGAGTTCTGTAGTAAATTTACAAAATGTATCTCATAATATTAAAGAGATGCATTGGGAAGGTGATAATTTATTAGGTGAAGTTGAAGTACTAGGTACACCAAGTGGTAATATATTAAAAGAATTATTTAAATCAGGAATTAAATTGGGTATATCTTCACGAGGAATGGGTTCAGTAGAAACTGTAAGTGAAGGTGGTGAACAATCACAAGAAGTACAACCTGATTTTGAATTAATCGCATTTGATTTTGTATCGAATCCATCTACACACGGTGCTTTTATGTATCCAATGCATGAAGGTGTTAATAATGATATAGAAATACCAGCGGGTAGAGCATGTGGTGACTATTGTAAAGTAGAAGCTGTTATAAATGACATTATTC